CCTCGATCGGGACGTGTTCACGGTGCAGCAGCTCCTCGGGCACGCCTCGCCCGCGACCACGCGCCGCTACGTCGCGCTCGACACGTCCGGGATGCGCTCGACGGTCGATCGGATCGCTGCGGCCTAGTCCTCGTCGCTCTTGGTGGGCACGTTCGCCGAGGCGAGGCCGAGCCCGCCGGTCGCGAGGATCGTCCCGGCGAGGGACAGCCACAGGGCGACCTCGCTGTCGGTCACGATGCCGTAGGAGACGAGCAGCGGCGCCGACGCGCCGAGCACGCCGTAGACGTACAGGCGGGCCTTCGGGGAGCGGATGACGCGGCCGAGGTTGATCTCGGCGGGGCCGGGCTTGCGGTACTTGCCGTTCATGGTCGGGTGTCCTCCATCGGTGTCTCGAGCGCTCGGATGCGCCGGAAGATCTCGGAGTGCGCGCGCGAGGCGGTCTCCCTGTCGGTGCGCTGGTCGGCGCGGATCTCGCGCACGTCGGCGGCGGTCAGGCTCATGATCATCTCGATGCGGTCGATCGCGTCGCGGGTCGAGCTGCCGTGGTTGTTCACGAGCTGCTCGGCGGCGCGGTTGGCCGAGTGCTTCGTCTCGGTGAGCAGCGGCTTGATCTTCGCGCGCCACACCGCCCACACGCCGGCCAGGGCCGTGAAGAACGTGGCCGCGACAGCGCCGACGGCGACCACGACGGCTGTGGCGACCGCGGCGACCTCCTCGGCGCTGTCGAGCCACGGTGGCATCAGAGACGCCCGGTGTTCAGCCGCTTCTGCAGCGCGAGGGTGGTGGACTCGAACCACACACCGTCCGCCTTCACGCCGAGGCGGAGCTGCAGGGCCTCGACCATCTTGGAGCCCTTGGAGCCCCGGCCGGTGAACCGCCAGCAGCGATCCACGACGCCGTTCCCGAGCTCCTCGGCGCGGTAGGACTGGTGCGAGACCGCGCCGTCCTTCGGGGTGCCGAGGAACGCCTGCAGCGCCGTCCACGTGGACTCGCACGCCCGGCCGTCGGCCTTCACACCGAGGGCGCGCTGCAGCTCCTTCACGGTCTCGGTGCCGAGACGGCCGTCCTCGTCGATCTTGCCCGACTCCTTGGCCGGCGCAGCACTGCCGCCGGAGCGGGCGAGGCGGTCGAGCCGGGCGAGGTCATAGGTGCCGGGGCACTCGGTGAAGCTGCCCTTCACGTCGCGGTGACGCACGAGGGGCAGGTCGCCGTGCCGTCTGCGGATCTCGCGGATCAGCGCGGCCACGGACGCGTAGGTCGAGTCCTGCTGCCTCGGGTCGCACTCGATCCCGATCGAGTCATCGTTGCCGCCGGCGGCGTGCCACGCCTTGCGGTTCTCGGGCACGAGCTGGTGGATCGAGCTGCCGGAGACGACGTAGTGCGCGGAGACCTTCGCGGAGGGGTTGCAGAGCCACGACACGGTGCCGGCGAGGGTGCCGGGGGTCTTCGGGTCGTTCCAGTGGTGGATCACGATGCGGCGGATCTTGCCGGAGCGCGCGGAGGTGTTCGGGGAGGTGCGCGAGGTGTTGATCTTGAGGGCCACGGGGTCACTCCTCGGTCGTGGTGGTGAGCGCGTCGGTGACGCGTGCGAGCAGGTCGTCGGGGTCGCAGCCCGCTTCGGCGGCGTCGCGGGCCATGGCGGCGAGCTGGTCGGGCAGCTGTGCGAGGCGCTGGCGGCGCTCCTGCTCGGTCAGGACGGCGACGCGACGCGCGTCGAGCTGGTCATCGGTGAGGGTCGAGAGGTCCATGGGGGTGCTCCTTACGCGGCGGAACCGGGCGGCAAGACGGGCGGCTGGTCACCCGTGAAGTGGGCGAAGTTGATCGTCACGAACGCGTTCGCGGGAATGTCGCCGACGTGCAGGGTCACGGTCCCGTTCGTCGCGACTGTGAGCTGCGCGGTGGACGGCAGCTCCGCCGCGACCCTGTAACTGGCGCGGGGCCGGAACCCGGGCGGGAGCGTGAACAGGACCGCGCCATTGGGGACGCCGGCACGGTCGAACTGGCGCACGTAGAGATTGAACGTGACGTGCGGGCCGATCCGCTGCAAGGTGATGTGCACGGTCGCCGAGGTGAACGCTCCGAGGAACGCCTGCGCGACGTTCCGGGGGCCGGAGTCGTAGCGGAGCGGCCGGATGTCCTGCGCGATCCTGCGTGCCAGGTCGGTCAGCGAGGCCATGGGTCAGTCTCCGATCTCGGCCGCGTAGGCCGTGAGAGCGTCACGTGCGGGGGTCGCGACGACGGGGCGGGTGATCGCTGCGGCCAGCGCCGCCGCGCCGGCGGTGTTGGGGTGGAGCTCGTCGGTGCCGTTGCCGCCCCGGTACTCGGGTCGCAGGACTGTGTCGTCGGTCGAGACGGCGGCCGCGAAGTCGAACACGTCGATCACGCCGTGCGGGAGGGTCTTGAGCCATGCCGCGTGCTCGCGCCGGACCGCGTTCTGCGCTTCGGTCTTGTTCGCGTGCGGGGTGACGGTGGAGACAGCCACGACGGGGGAGATGTGCGCGCGGATCATCGGGAGGGTCGTCTCGAACCGCTCCCGCATGATCGCCGCTGTGGTCGCGGTGCCGAGGTCGTTCTGGCCCATCACGTGGATCACCGCATCCGCGAGCGGGAAGTCCGCCCAGCGCGTCCACTTCTGGTCGGCGGGGTTCGTCCACAGCACCATGCCGGAGCCGGGATACGCCCAGTGCACCGGCAGCGCACCGATCGACCGTGCGTACTGAGACAGCCACGAGTCGTTGAGGATCAGACTGGTGCCCGTCCCCGCCGTGATCGAGTCGCCGTAGCCCGCGATCGTGGGCGTGGTCGGGGCGGTCTCCGCCTCGATCCACCAGTCGAACGGCACCCAGCTGCTCACTGAGAAGCCCGCCCCGGACTGTGCCGACGCGGTACCGGACGAGGCGGACACCCACGCGCCGCCCGCCGTGCGCACCTTCGGAGAGGACGTGGACGCGGTCCAGCCGACCGAGAGCATCTGCTGCACGCCGGCGTCGAGCGGGGCGCTGATCCACGGGGTGACGACCTCGGACCCGTCCGTGGGGATCGTCAGGCCGTCGGCGACCTTGGTGGGCGCGGCAGTGAACGCCCCGGCCCAGCCCTTCCCGAGCCACACCCCGGTCACGGTGCCGCCGCTGGTGAGGGGGGTGCCCGACGCGTAGTTGTAGTTCCGGACGTGCAGCCGCCACCTCGTGACGGTCGCGCCGTAGTGGAGCGGGAACCGGATCGCGCCCGCTCCCGCGGCGTCTTCGCCCGAGGCGGTCGCTGCCGTGAGCGCGAGTGGGACCCGCTTGAGCGCAGACCCCGATCCGCGCCCGCCCTCCACGAGGGGCGGGGCGACCGCCCCTGCGTCCATGCGCGTCCACTCCGACCAGTACGTGCCGTAGAACCGCTTCCACTGAGAGGTCTGGGTCCCGTAGGGGAATGCTATCTGTGTACGGGCGGCGCCGGTGCCGGTCGGGGGCGGCAGCACGAGGACTGTCCCCGAGGTCGGCACCTCGGTCGGGGGGATGTTCGCGGTGTCGGACCAGTACCCGTGCAGGCCGGGAGTCGTGAACGTGTCAAGGTCCCCGCCGGAGCCCGCGAAGGGCTTGATGAACCGGGCATCGTTCACGAGGTCGAGGGTCACGCGGGCGTTCTGCCGGATCGCGTCGTCCCCGCCCGAGATGAGGTTGGTGCCGACGGGGGTGGAGAATCCGGCGGCGCGGGCGTCAGCGTCGGTCGATGCCATGGCGGTGTTCCTTTCAGGCGTCCCACGTGCGGGTCTCGGCGTCCCACGCGGTGATGAAGCTGTCCCACGCGAGCGGGGGGACGGTCGGGGTCGGGGTGCCCGCGCCGAGGGCGTGGGGGATGAGAGACAGGTCGAATCGCCACTCGGACGGGGTGATGGTCTCGGTGATGCCCTCGGCGTAGTGCACGCCTCGGAGCCGGGGTGGCCAGTCGCCAGAGAGGTAGATCGGCTCGCCAGCCTCGAGGGTGAGCAGCTGCCCCGCGATCTTGAGCGAATATTCGGTGCCCATGCGGAGCAGCATGAGCAGGTCGATGCTCAGCTCGGGCAGGCTGTAGACGGAGACTGCGCGGGAGTGCGCGTCGGACCATGCGGACCGCCAGAGCTGGTTGTCGAGATCTCCCATGCGCCAGCGGGTCCAGTCGCGGGTCTCGCGCATCACGGTCTCGCCGGTCGGGTTCGGCGGCTCGACGGAGCGGGTGCGGAGCGAACCGTCGGTGATGTACGCGGTGTAGTCGATCGGGGTGGCGGGCCGCTCGCCCATCTGCTCATAACGGGCGGGGGCGAGGGCCTGGTGACGCATCAGCGGCCACTGCGTCGCCATGCGGTTCGCGGCCCACCACTCGCGGTGCTTGTGCCCCCACGCGACGGTCGTCCCGTCGCGCTGTTCCTGCATCACGATGCCGATGTCGGCGGCGAGGCCGGTGAGCGCCTGCGGGTACAGCTGCGGGTCGCCGGCCGCGTGGTGCTGCAGCTGCGCGCCGTCCACGCGGGTGATCAGGTCGGTGCCTCGCACGGGGTCGTCCTGGAACGTGAGGCGCTCGAGCACGTCGGTGAGCAGCTCGCCAGCGGCCGGCGCCACGTGGCGGGGGGAGTGCGCGAGCTGCGCCATCCACGACACGGCAGTGAGCTTGGTCGAGACTCGCCGCGCCCGGTCCTCGACGCTGACAGCGCCGAGCCTGCCGGTGTAGCGGGTGCTGATCGAGTCGGCGGTGACGCCCACGAGGTCAGCGAGCCGATCGACGTGCACGTCGCGAAGCCAGACGTGGAACGGGGACCCGGCAGCGAATCCGTCATACCGTCCGGTGACGGTCGCCTCGACGGTGGCGGGGAGGTATCCCGAGGTCTTGCTGTTCGCGCCTCGGGTGATGCTGATCTGCTGAATATCGGTGTGGTTGAACGTGTCGACGTTGGACGCGCTGATGCCGATGATGTTGGTGCCGTAGCCGACCAGCGGGTCGAGGGTGCGCTGCAGGCGCGACGGGATCGTCCTCATGCCCCTGCCCCGATCAGCTGGCGGCGACGCGCGATGAGGCGCTCGAGCTCGCGGGCGAGGGAGAGCTCGTCACCGACGAACGCACCGTCGATATGGATGTGCACGTTCTGCGGGGCCGCGCTGCTGCGCGCGCCGCCGCTGCCGATCGTGGGGAGACCGATGCGGGGCGCATCGGGCACCTCGACCAGCCCGGACATGGCGCGGCCGGCGCCGCGCTGCATCCGGTCGATGCCCTGGATCAGGCCCTCGCCGGTCCACAGGCCGACCTGCCTCATGACCTTGGACGGCGAGGCGATGCCGAGCTTGGACTTGATCGAGTTGATCGCGCCGCCGGCGAGGTCGCCAGCCTTGTTCTTGAGCGCGGAGCCCATGGAGCCGATGCCGTTGATCAGGCCCTGGATCAGGTCCTTGCCGGCTTGCTTGAGCAGCTCGCCCATGTTGCCGAGCCCGTCCTTGATCTTGCCGGGGATCTCCTTGACCTTGCCGATCAGGTCGCCGATCTTGGTGCCCACGGTGGAGACGATCAGCGCGAACCCTGTGGTGAACGTGCTCTTGACCTGCTCGACGGACTGCCCGGTCAGGGTGGAGATCCACGTCATGCCGTTCTGGATGATGCCCTTCACGAACGTGATCGCACCGTCCACGATGCCCTTGATGCCCTCCCAGGCACCGGCCCAGTCGCCGCGGAGCAGGGCGGCGACGGTGTTGAGCACGCCGACGATGATCTGGATCGCGCCCTTGATCTGCGTCACGAGGCCGCCGAAGATCCCCGTCACGAGCGGCAGCAGCCACTCGATCGCGGGGCCGAGGATGCCGAGCACCGTGTTGACGATCGACATGATCGGCGGCACGGCGCTGAGGATCACGGGGATGAGCGTCTGGACGGCCCCGATGATCGCGGGGACGACGGCGGTGATCACGCTCTGGATGATCGGCAGCGCCTGCTGGACGATGCCGATGATCGCGGGGATCGCGACCGAGGCGACGTTCATGATGACGGGGATCAGGCCCTGCACGGCCGAGATGATCGTGGGGATCACGGCCTGGCCGAAGCTGATGAGCGTGGGCAGGAACATCTGCACGGCCGTGCCGATGGACATGAACGCGGTCATGAGCGAGCCCATGATCGGGGCGAGCAGGCTGGTCGCGGTGCCGATCAGGTCGAACCCGCCACCGAGCCCGGACAGCATCGGGCCGACCTGCGCGATCGCGTTGGAGATGTGGGGGCCGATCAGGTTCGCGAACTGCTCGAGTCCCGGCATCACGGAGCCGGTCAGGAACGTGAGCAGCGTCGTGAGGATCGGAAGCAGCAGCATGCCGATCTGCGCGGTGAAGTTGCCCCACTGCGCGGTGAGGATCTGCATCTGACCGGCCATGGTGCCGGTCTCCTTGCCGAAGTTGCCGTGAGCGTCGGCGGTCTGCTCCATGATCAGCGCGAGGGTCGCGGCCTGCTGCGCCTCGTCGGTCAGTGCGCCGCCGACCTTGGTGAACCCCATCTCTGCGGCCTTCGCGTCGATCGACGCCTGCTTGAGCGAGACACCGTATGCCTCGATGGGGTCACGCTCGCCCTTGAGCGCCGAGCTGATCGCGCCCACGGCGTCGGCGGTGGTGCCGCCGAACATCGACGCCATGTCCGCGCCGGCGGTCATCAGCTCGTCGGTCTTGCCGGCGAGCTCGTCCATGGACGTGCCGCCGTTCTTGAGCTGCGTGCCCATGAGCGTGGCGAGCTCGCGGTACTCGTTGCCGGTGAGGCCGAGGTTGGTCGCGGCGTCGTCGGCGAAGGCGTGCACCTGGTCGGCGCTGCCCTTGAACACGGCATCGACCGCGCCCATGGACTGCTCGAGGTCACCTGCGGCCTTCACGCCGGTGACGCCGAGGCCGATGAGCGCGCCGCCAGCGACGGTGGCCGCGCCGAGCGCGGCGCCGCCGAGGCCCTTCATCACGGAGCCGAGACCGCCGGCCTTGCGCTCGACGCCGCCCATCGCATCGACTGCGCCCTTGGCATCGCCCAGGATGCGCACGGAGAGGATCGCGGTCTTAGCCACGGTAGCGCCTCGCTTCCTCGTGCTCCTCGAGCAGCAGCTCGATCGCGGTGTCTAGGTAGATCGGGTCCCCGGCGATCCACTCCTCGGCGGTGATGCCGGAGCGGATCGCCAGGGCGGTGATCAGGCGGACGTATCCGCCGGAGTAGGGTCCTCGTCGTCGGAGGGCTCCTCGGAGGAGACCTGCACGTCGATCAGCTCGGGCAGCAGCTCCTCGTAGGTCATGCCCTCGCGGGGCAGCTGCCCGATGCGCTCGAGCACGGCGTAGGCGAAGAACGAGCCCATCCGGATCTCGTCGCGGGAGAGATCCCAGTTGTTGGCGCGGGCGGTGCGCTCGAGCCGGATCTTGTCGGCGAAGATGATCCGCTCGGGGCCGATCACGTCGCCGTTCGTCAGCTCGACGGCGACGAGATTCTTCTTGAGACCTGCCATTACTTGCCCTTCACTTTCGCTAGTGCTTCGTCCATGAGCTCCTGGTAGAGCGGGACCCAGATGCTTTCGGTGGCCTGTGCGCCCTCGGTGATGTAGGGCCGTGCCTCGATCCCGCGTGCCGGCCAGCCCCAGTGGATCGGGCCGGCGTACGGGATCTTCTTGCGGCCGGCGCGGATCGTGCCGGCGGTCTTGGTGCCCGAGGCGCGGATGTCCCCGGCGAGCTGCCCGGTGACGCGCGGTGCGCGGGCTCGGGCAGCTTCGGCGGCGATCTGCGCCGCTTGGAGGTTCGCGGCCTTGAGGTCCTCGAGGTCATCGCCCGCTGCCTTGAGCGTGCGCCGGAGCTCGCGAGCACCGTCAACCTGCACGAGGGGCCGCTTGGCCATGTCAGCCGCCGATCGTCTCGATGGTCGGCAGACCGATGCAGCGCCACTCGAACTCGGCGGTGTTCGCGGTCTTGACCTCGCCGCCGACGGTGACGGGCCGGACCACGGCCTCGCCCTTCCACGACAGCTCGGCATCGTTGCGGGGCGTGAACACGAACGGGAGGGTCTCCCCGTTGTTGTCCCACGTCCACTTCACGAGGCCCTCGACGGTGTACTCCTGCAGGAACTCGCCGGAGATGGTGACCTCGGGGGTCGCGTCGCCGTCCACGAACTGGTCGCCGGACAGGGTCGGGATGGGGTCCTCCTCGTCGAAGGACGGGTTGATCGCGCACGTGGTGACGTGGGACGCGAACTCCTGCTCGGAGCCGGTGGCGCCGAACTTGAGGGAGCCGGGGCCGAGCTTGTGGGCGGAGACGTTGGCCATGATGGGGCCGCCTTTCGATCAGGTGTGCTCTGTGGTGAAGGTGAGGGTGTAGCCGGGGAAGGTGCGGTCGGCGATGGTGTACGTCTCGGGGCGGGCCGAGTCGGGCAGCAGCACCGGCGCGAGCTCGGCGAGGATCGGCTCGAACATGCCGGACGCCTCGGTCGGGTCGGCGGTCGGGGTGATCGCCCAGAGCGTCCACGTCGCGGTAACCCGTGTCGCGGTCGCGTACTCGAGCGAGGGCGGCAGCACGATCAGCGCGGGCGAGCCGCCGGAGATCGCCGAGACCGCCTCGTGCGGCTGGTCGGTGACGGCCACCTCGAGGCCGACGAGCGCGGTGCGGGCCTCGGCGAGGATCTGCAGAGTGGTCTCGGCGATCATGCGAGCCCCGGGCCGAGGTAGGGGCGAAGCATCGGCCACGCCGGCGTCATGGGGTCGAGCGCGGGCCTCATCGGGTTGCCCATCGTCTCGGGGTCGGCGTAGTTCGCCGTCCCGATCGAGGACACGCGCCGCTGGTAGAGGTTCGCGCCGACCTCGAGGATCGCGGCCGAGAGCACCGACTCGGGCACGGACGCGGCGCCCACCTTGTCGGAGACGAGCTGCGCGGCGCGCGCCTTGCTGTCATCGACGAAGGGGGCATCGCGCTCGCTCGCTCGCACGTACCCTGCGAGGTCCACGTCGGGCATCCCGACGGGGTAGTCGGTGCTCTCGGTCTCGGTCATCTGGATCAGCCCTCGCCGCCGCCGGCGGCAGCGGTGGTGACCGGCACGATCGCGGTCGGGAACGGGACGATCACGGCCTGGTAGCCGTACAGCGAGAACTGCTTGGTCAGGTTGATGATGTTCTCGTCCTGCAGCTGCAGCGGGGCGTTCGCGTTCTTCAGCGTCTTGAGCGCCGAGGAGTCGTAGAACGCCGCGGTGCCGGCGGGGGCCTCGCCGTACAGGCACTTCACGTTGATGGACGCGAGGTTGCCGTTGCCCTCGGGGAGGGACAGCGTGCCGGAGAACTCGTCACCGGCCTGGACCTTGAGCGCGGGCACCTCGTTGTAGGTGAGGCGCTGCAGGGCCTTGAACTGGTCGGTGGAGACGACCAGGCCCTCGAGGCTGAACCCGTTGTCGGCGTAGCGCTGGCCGGCGTCCACGATCACGTCGCGCCAGTCCCAGACGGTCGCGGCGGCCGGCAGCTCGATGCCGTTCGCGGCCTGGCCGTCGATGACCTCGAGGATGCGCTCCCGGAAGTCGGCGTTGGTCGCCTTGATGTAGGCGAGCGCGAGGGCCTTCATCACGGTGTCGAGGTACGGGATCTCGCTGCGCTCGATGACCTGGCGGGTCAGCTCGGTCCAGCCGCCGAACGTCTCGATCGGCTCGCTCTTGGACACGAGCTTGACCTTGCCGGGGCCGGGGAGGTCCTCGCCCTCGCCGGGCTGCTTGCCGGCCACCAGGGTGTTCTCGGTGAGCTGCGCGTAGTCGGCGTTCATGCCGGTCGAGGGAAGCGCGCCGGTCTCGAACGTGTTGATGAGCTGCCGGCGGTCCTCGACCCACTTGATGAACGTGCCGAGGAACGACTCGTTCTTGATCGAGCCCTCGGTGGTCTGGCCGGCGGTGGCGCGGTGGAACTCGAGCGCGGCCTCGTCGCCCGACGCGACCTTCTTGAGGTAGTCGCCGATGGAGCGGAACTGCGGCTCGACCGGGGCGGTGCGGGCCAGGGTGGTGTCGATGCCGGCGATCTGGCGCTCGAGGTCCTGCATGGACTCCTCGAGCGGGCCGAGGTCGGCGCGGGTCAGGGTGGTGTCGGACATGGCGGGGTCTCCCTCGGTGGTGCGGTCAGTGGGGGCGGTGCGGTGGCGGACCTTGGTCACGGTCGCCGAGCTGTAGGCGGGGAAGGGCACGAGCGAGAACTCGCTCGCGCGGACCTTGGTGTGGACGACGGTCTCGGTGCCGTCGTCGGCGACCTCGATCCGGTACTCCTCGGGCCGAAACCCGATCGACAGGCGGCTGATCACGCCGTCGCGGAGCAGGGTCGCGGCCTCGCGGCCACGCTCGGTGTCGGAGAGCGTGCCCTCGACCTCGTACCCGGCGTCGGTGTCGCGGCCGGCGGTGATCTTCCCGATCGGCTCGTCGTGGCGCCACAGCACGAGGGACGGCACGCCGTCGGGGTCGCGCTCGACGGAGCCGGGCTCGAACCGCTCGCGGATGCCCCAGAGGTCGATCGTCTCGCCGTAGGGCACGCCGATGCCGGTGAACGAACGGCCGGCGTCGTCCTGCGCGCGGATCTGCACGTCCAGCTGCCGGTCGCTGGTGATGGTGTCTCGGGTGAGCGTCGTCTCGGTCATGCCGGCAGCTCCTCGGTCGTGGGGGCGTTGGTGGTGGTCTGCTGCTCGACCTCGACGCGCTGCGCGTCGGTGAGCGGGGGGAGGTTCTCAATCGCTCGGACCTCGTCGCGGGTGAGGAACCCGGCGCGGAGCGCGACCTCGTGCGCGTTGTAGCGCGAGGTCGTGTCGGAGCGGAGCAGCGCGTCGAGGTTGAACCGGACGGTCTGGCCGCGCGGGGTCAGCTGCGTGAGGGCGTCCTCGATCTTGCGCAGGTAGGCCATGAGGCCGAAGCGGACGAACCCCAGCCACTCCTGCTCCACGTTGGAGTAGGTCATAGAGTTGCCGTCGATCGCGGTCATCATCAGCGAGGACGGCACGCCGAAGATCCTGGCGATCTCGAGCGTGTCGAACTGCTGCGCCTCGATCCACAGCGCGTCCTTCGGGCTGATCATCAGCGGCTCGTAGTGCAGGCCCTTGCCGAGCACACGGATGCGGGAGGGGTTGTCGATCTGCTCGATCGGCTGGCCCTCGGCATCGAGGTAGTTCCACGAGCGGCGGTAGATCGCGGCCTCGTCGGGTGTGAGCTTGTCGTCGGTCGAGAGGATGCCGGAGGGGTGGCCGGTCTCCCACCAGTGCGAGCTGTACTCGCGCATGTCGCGGGCCGAGCGCATGGTGGTCTGCGCGGCGCCGATCGGGCCGATGCCCTTCACGGCCCCGGGCATGGTCAGGTAGCGGGTCTGCACGATCCGGCCGACGTTGCCGGCGCGGCCGGCGGGGTACTCCTTGCCGTCGTAGGTGAAGATCAGCCGCTTGTGCTCGTCGCGCCACGCGGTGACGGAGTACGGGTCGAGGGGATGCAGCTCGTTCGTCTCGGTGGGGAGGTCGCCGCCCTCGCGCCAGATGTACGCGTTGCCGGTCGTGGCCATGGACAGGGCGAGCTGCTCGAGGAACTCGGAGCGGGACATGTCGAGGTTCGGCCGACGGATGTAGGCGGGGACCTCGGAGCCCTCGAGCACCTGGCGGGCGGGGCCGGTGCCGCGCTCGACGGACAGGCCGAGCTGGCCGACGCTGGTGCCGATGATCTGCAGGGCGCGGTGCACGGCGGGCAGGTGCGCGGCCTCGCCGATGAGGACCGGCGCGGACGCGTCGCGCGGGGGCGGGATGATCCCGCTCGCGACGTTGACCGCCTGCCGGCGGGCGACGCCGCCGAGC